TTATACCCTACTCTTGCAAATTAATGCGACAAGGCCACATGCACACAGAGGACGATCAGCGCCGAAGCGCTTCACGACATGTGTGCGTGTTATTTACCAGCGGCGCGAAGAGATGGCACGAATTTGTCGGAGATGCTCTCTACGAGCTCTCTTCCTCCGCATCTTCTCAGCACGTCGACTGGATTTAGAACCGATTTTACCGTCACCGGCTAATCGGGGGGGGACTCCAGCTGACTCGCGTTCCATCGCAGCGTTGTGCTGCAACGTACTGGCGCGTTGATCCGCGAAATGAGCCCTTGTAAGAGCGGCTGCTGCCGATGCTTTGGGTCCACCATGTTCATGGACAGCATCTAATGCAAGCTCGCCCAAAGGGCTATTTACGACGGTTTTCACCGTATCAATGGCGCCTTTGAAGAATTTACCAGTGAAGTTCTCGCTAACGGGAACTCCAGGGGGCAAAAGCCTCGTGGCGGCAGAGAGTATCGGCCAGAGTCCGGGATCCGCTCTCATGGCTGGACGAGAGAGGGTGACCAACTCATTCGTGGGTGCTGGGGCGCGTTCCAGGAGAAACTTGACAACCAACTTAATGGTAGTGTCTTCGTGCAATCCTGTAAAATAAGCGCCTGAACAAGCCATCGAATTTGTCGAAATCGAAGACGGGGCTGTAGTACCGGCACCGGTCGAGAAAGCGTCGTTAAGACCTACAAAGTCGATAACGCCGTCAGGATCGGCTGGCCCGTAAAAGTTACCCGCCTGAGCCTCGCCCCCGAGCATGGCCATGTTGGCTGGTACGCATGATTTCCATTCCAGGTCACGCCTGGATGGCTTAAACACGACGTAACAACCTTCCTTGGCAGCCCAGGTGCGAGAGTTGGGCAAAAGCGCAGCTGCTTTAATGTTGGCAGGCGGTAGGCGATTCGTTTGACACGAACCCACCACCGTGCCCAAATTGTGCGTTGCTGCATCTGGCCACAGGAAGTTGATGTTTTGGGCGGTTTGATCGAAAGAATACACAGTGACCGAGCCGCTCTGTATAAGAACGCTGGAATCATTGTGTGCTTCAAACGCACCACCTACGACACGATGCAATCCTGTGCAGAAATCTTGCGTCGAATCATACCCATCACCGGCAGCCTTGGTTATCGTAGTTAAACCGAGACCGGCGCTGATGAGCGGAGTCGACGCAACCGGAGCAGATTGAGTGCTTTGGTCAATGAAAGTGTTGTTGTTAGTAGGAGTAGTGCGGACAGTAAGTAACCCGTAACCTTCAACAAACGAAGTGTCAGCAACAAACGAGGTGACAACGTTTTGCTTGCAGATTTGGGAACTACTAGCCACAACCTGATTGATAGGACAAACAGAGATATGAGCGTCAAACTTAGCGCCAGGAGCCAAACCATCAGGTTTCTGAATCGTAAACTCACGGCGCACCACCTGTCCGCATGTGCGGACCTGCGATCCGTCTGGGTATCCATCGAAGACATACTCTGTGTCGTGGAAGGGGTCCAAAACAGCTGTGAGACACTCCTTTCCCTGTTCAGTAAGGGGTAGGTCTCGCACAACTGCCGCGGCCCTTGCGACGTTACGGAGGGCTCCACCCGGTCGGGTGTCGCCATCGTATACGGCGGGGGAGGAGATACTTCCTCCTGCAACGACAAGTGGGGAGTTTGCGTTTGATAGAAACTCATAATCGTCATCCATCTTAGTTAACGTGCAGTGAATAATTATAATAGTTATGAACGTGCAATGATTAGTTAAGAATATAAACAAAATACTTACAATATAGGTATTTGCCCTGGAAAATTTTATTGGGAGCAGAGCTTTTCTCCCGTAGAATGAAAAGAATCGTGCCTTTCTAAAATTGCAATTTCTTCAGGTGATAAACACTTGAATTTATCATGCATTCTTTGGAGCAAGGCATCGATTGTTGTACGTGAGGGGGCATCAACAACGTTCCTCGTGACGTTAGAGTAGTTGGTCATGTTTTCTAATGAGAACTCCTTGTGGAAGATCTCAAAAGCAGCTTTATCACAGGCCTCGGGCTGCAATCTAGCTTTCCATGTTCCATCAACTTTATCATAGTCGTGAGAAGTCAAAGAAAATTTGTTAGGCAAAGCCTCGTAAGTGTCCCTGAGCACGTAACCGAGCTCGGAGTACTTCTCCTTAACCTCCTCGACAGTGGTGCCAAGAGGATACACTTCAATACAGTCATCGCCAACAGCTCTGGCGGTGCTGGCGCCAGCCATAATAGCCACGCCGTACCTGCCACAGCAGTTAGACAATGTAGTCATGTAGGAGCCACTGATCTGCCCGCCCGTGTGGTCCCTGGAAAGAATCAGGACCTCAGTTTCCGAAGAAGAGATCTTGGTATTGTTTTTCCAGAGCTCACGAGCTTGCGTGGCATCAAGGTTCTCTAGCGGTTTAGGAACCGCTAGGACGTGGTTGTCACACTGTGCACACCAGAATCTGACCATCTTGACCCACCAAACGGGGGGCTGATCCTCAAATAAAGGTCTGTTGAGCGTGATTTCCTCGTCACATGACAATATAATTTTCTGGAACCTCCATAGCCATGAACGCCATGAATTGTCCCATCCTTTCACATCTGATTGAAAACCAAAATGTCCCACCAGAAGCTGAGCAACATGGGGGGCCATAAGTTGGGTGTTTTCGTCGTTGTGTCCAATCATACACAACACGGGATGGTGGGGATACCTACCTTTGATCAACGCGTACAAGTAAGTAAACAGTATGCGCTCGATGATCTGTATCATCAAGCTCACTGCATTAATTATACGCGAATCGCCAGTCGCTTGTTTGCGTGCGGGAGTGGCTGTAACTTTGATGAATTGCCATATAGGGTCTATGACATCATCATTTAACAGTTCCAACTTATATTCGTCGGAAAATACAGCGGGTGCATCTGCTGTAGTCCATTTCCAAGCACGCGCCGCAATCCTTTCAGCTAGTTCCTCCAAACCTACTGGACCTAACATGTCCACCAATTCTTTGTTGGTGGAGAATAGGTTGTTAAGAGGGTAACCAGGATTGGAACTCGGTTTAACATGCGGAGTGGATCCAAGATCGAGCCACTCAAGTGCTTCCTGTTTAAAATACTGCTTAAAGCTTGCTTCGTCTTTCAACTCGGGCATGCCGTGGGGTAAACCACAGCCACCTCTGTTAATTTCATCAACAAGCTTCTGGGCAGCGAACTTGAGGCGATCAAGCTCTGGATCTGCCAAGCCCATAGAGAAATTCGCGTGGATCTTCTCTTGTTGGCGTGACACAGCCTGATAGTGATGCTGTAGCTTAGTACTCGGATTAAAGTAAGCTGACAAGATCTCCTTCTTGCGCGGTATATCACGCGAGCTGGATTTGATCTCTCGTTTAGGCTTACGTCCGACGTACTCTACGCCAGCACCAATCGCAAGAACATGAGTATGGATTACGGGTGAACTTAGGCCGAGGGGCGGTTTGGTGTAATCTCGTACACCATCGCTGCCACTCGGCCACTCCGAAAATCCTGCTCAAAAGCTTGCAATCCCCCACCATCACATGGAGCAGGGTCGTTGGGTCGTGTGAGTTCTGCTGACTCAGGTACAATGGATTCCTGCATGGGAAGACGCGGTTTAACTTTACGACGCTGACTGACGGGTACATCAGAAATGTCGGCATCGCCAACACGCACAATAGGTGTGCCGTTGTCGATGACGCGCACTGTAGGTGCGTTGTCATCAAAAGTAACAGAGCGTCTTGCAGGACAGAATCCTTCATGGAGCAAAGTCATATACATGTTCTTGGCATGATCGCGCAGTTGTGTGATTTGCGAAATGTCGTCTTCTGGGTTGCGGCGAGCCATATCCTTGTGTAGCGCGTTGATCATATAATAACCAAACATGGCTTCCAAAAGAACAAGCTCGTCGTCTTCCAATCCCTCTTCCAACAACTCCTTGAGCTTGGACAGTTTGGAAGAGTGCAGTGGGTCTTGGCAATTCTCGATGTCTTGTTCGCTGGGGGCGATCGCTTGTTTGGCCTGTATCATTGCTGCTAAGACACGAAGCCTTCTGTAGCAAAGGCGATACGCGCTCTTGTAGTCACCATTGTGAACAAAGAGACTCGTATCGCGGGCGCAAAGTTGCGTCTCGCAACCCTCACGATCATGTAGACCGAGAAACTTAATACCGTACTCAAGTAATCCGTCAATCTTGCACAAAACAACGACGTAAATGAGTTTCCACGCAGTAATAGCGACGTCCGCGGACGGCAGCGCTTTACTGGTGATTCCTCTACGCATGGCATCTTTTGCAAGAAGTGAGTACGCTTCGAGTGCTGCATCAGACACAAACTTGTAAGTCGTCAAAACCGCCAGGGCGGCTTCGAGGTTGATCAACTTCATCTTATCCTCAATGTCGTTGGCCACATTGAGTGTGACGGAGTCAGGGACTTGCAGGTGTCTGTTTTCAAACTCGGAGTGAGGATCCGAAGGTGCGGAAGAGACGTAGTTGTTATCGACTTCTGGTGAAACCAGAGAACAAACTTGAACTCTTCGGGACAAACCAGACAAACTTGGCACAAATGAGGTTTTGGTGACTGTGTTGTGGAACGACTTAGCCAACGTATTATAATCGTTGGTCTCAATCGCACCACGACGTAGTCTTATTGACTCATTGAGCGCACGCGCTCGCGCCAAAGTGGCCGTGGATTCATCAATGCGATAACCGGCATCGGCCGGATCGTCACGATCGAGATCGCCGTCGAGACCATGGAAGTCTTGGCCATGCCTTTCAGCATAGTCAACCTGGTCCGCCCAGCCACCTCTGATGTGGGTGGAGAGACCATTCAAGTTGTTATACATGTAATAGTCTCCCAAACGCATGAAGAATTCGTCTTCCTCTTCGCTGTCAATGTACCCTTCGATATCACTGACAACGGGTGTGGATTCCTTTTGCAGAACTTTCCCTCCTCTGTGGCTCTCAATCAGCCGCATGAAGGGCATCAAATATGCGAAATAGTTGTGACGTTTCTGATAATCACCACCAAGATGCATGCCAATGACATGATTCTTTGTTTTGGGGACCATCAGTGCTGCACCAGAAAAACCGCCGTAGGTAGTGGCTGAGTGGGAGTAGAGGCCGCGACCCAAAGCTCCCTGAACACAACCAGTTGCCATGACGTACTTTACAGTTTCTGGAGTGGGTACAAGGCCGGTAATCGTTATAGAGCTGCCATAAGAAGCTGTAGTAACGTGTGCAACCTTTACACCCATCTTGGCGTAAATGTCTTCAACTGGATCGTATAAAACGACGTCAAGCGGCCCGCGTCTTCCTTGAAAGACGTTGACCCTTGCATTTTCGAGGTCGGGAAGTGGCAATAAGCCATCATACTTGCTCGTGGTGATGTGAGTAGCTTGCTCATACACGTGTAGGGGAGTTATGATACCGTACTTTATACGTATACCATAACCGACGTGTTGGCGTGTTAAGTTGTCCTCAGCATAAAACACGAACTCGACGATGAAGTCAGGCACTTTGGAGACATGAAATTGTTTACTGGATCCAATAGACATTTCAGGCACCTTGGGCAAAGCATCTGCTTCCTCGGAACCCACGACAACACTATTACGTGGGTACATGGTTTCTGTGTCGAGAACACCCAACACAGTCCCTTCCTCTGTACAAACTTTACTTATACACAAGCCATTGCTAGTGATCTCACGGATCACTTTGCACTTGGTATAGTTATACTCACCTCTGAGAGGAGGCTTAGGAACCTCATCATGAGCGGAAGCATTGTAAAGCTTGATTTTGTTTATACCCCATCGGGTTACAGCTGAGACAGTGTAAACACCACTTGCGAATAATAAAGCTTCGAAAGTGGACCACTGTCCGCTGAAAGCGCCATGGCAAACATTGTTCATGTAAGTATTGGTGTCAATAGCACACATGTACTCACCGATATCAAAGACAGCCATTGGTGTAAGCGCAATTTGTGAATCGAAA